TCATCCTTGTAATGCTGTTGTGCCAAAGCCTCGAACCGCTGCAACGGTTGAGGCTTTTTTTTTTTGAAACTCAATGCCGCCATGCTCCAACTCCGATCCGCTCTCCTCGTACGTTAAGTGTCCCTGATATAAATCTAGGCGCGCTTCGCGCGCCCGGCTGTCCTCGCTGTTCGCTGCGGGCAGGCGGTCTCGCGAAGCATCCGCCAACGGCAACTCACACACGCTTGTTCGGCATGGGTTGCGCCGCCCTGTGGCCGTCACAACCCACCCCGAAGCGTTATGCGGTGTAGCCTGTGTAAAGGCCATGCCGCTACGCGGTCGGCTGCGCCGAGCCTTGACACATGCGCGAACGCTCGTAGCTATGTTGCTTGCCTCACAATGCACAGCCCCGCACGCTAGATTTTCGATACCTGCAACACCAACACAACGTCCGAACGCAAACGCTCGACCGTGCGCCCGTCCATGAACGCCGGCAGCCACGACGAACCACTGCGTACGTTCGAGTCTTTTCCCGACGCCAAACCACCCATCACAACAACTTCACCATCGGACAACGCCATGGAGGTCTCGGACTTGCGAGTGTTTTTGGTTGGTGACGAACTCACACCGGTCGTGGTCCTTTGGAAGTCAGATATTTCGACCATTACCTCAGTGTCGATAACGTCATCCTTAACGGTAGGCACCACATCGAAGATCACCCCGGCGTCCTCATAGGTCACGGACTGAACAGGTGTGCCACTTGTCGTTGGATAAGAGACCGAACCAATCACTGGCACAGACTGGCCGACATTGAGCCGACCATGCTTGCCAGACGCGACGCGAAGATTGGGCGACGTAATTACGTGGAATCGGCTGTCAGAGTCAAGCGCTGCGATCGCAGCATCCAGAAAGCCGGTATGGATGCGAAGCGCGTTCGCGTTTTGGTCTACTGTTCCGGCTCCTAGTGACAGCCCGAGTCGACCACCCAAGACGCTTGCCGCAAGCTGAAAGCCGCTCGTTTTGTCGTTCTCTGTCGAGACCTCATACACCCACGCGCGGATTGCCACCTCGCCTGTCTTCGTGTCTACCTGAGGAAGCACCGATTTAAGCGTGGTGATCTCTTTGGCCGAGCCGAGAAATACCATTGTGTCCGATGACTGATCGATCATCGCAGCAGCAGAGGTAGGCGGCGCATCGGACCGAGCTCGCGACCCAGCAGGTGCGGGCACTGATCGATTCATCGTGAATTGCCCGGAAACCAACGGCTGAACCAACCGCGCAAGGTAATCAGCCGTGCGGTATTTAGGGGTGTAAACGAACACCTGTTTTTCGGCCTCTTTCGCGTCCTCGTCTTTACGCTTGTAAACGTAATCAACGCCGTTCTTCATCACCGATCCGAATCCAAGCGACCCTAGAAAGTCCACAAGACCATCTCGTATGTCACCCTTCGCGCGGTCAAAACGGAACGACACTATGCGAGTGTCTGCCAGTACTTCAGGCGCTATCACGTACTGCGTCTGCAGCATGTCTGCATAGATCAAATCGATAACCTGGGCGACGTTAACAAATCGCAGATCGATCGACTTTGCATTGCCCATTTTCAACGGCGCCAGCGGTGGCGCAGGGAAAGGCAACCCCGGCATCTGCGCCGTCAACGACGGAGGCAAAGGCGGCAACGTTGGAATAGATGCCGGAGCCGTCGTTTCAGCGGCGCGTGCTCCTAGAGTGGCAAAAACCATAACCATAACCACAATCACCCACCTCATTTCCCCACCCCGCCGAGCCCACTTGTGGGTGACCCGCTGCCCGCCCCGCCAGTAGCGAGCTTCGAACCAGAAAACGTAGAGACGTGCTCGCCGTCAATCGTGCCGACGCGCACGATCCCCGAGTTCTGAAACATGGACGGGCTTTCCATCCTTAACCGTCCCGCACCGTCGACGACCACAACCCATGACCGACCTGGAGCGCTGTAGCTTCCAGCAATGCGCCAGTTTTCCGAAAATATGGGCTTAGATCCCCCCGCTGGTCGCAGGTCCGTCGTTGCCGATCCCATAGTCGCCGATGCTGTCGAAGCCGTCGCAGGCGCCGCACTAGCCGCCATCGTTCCGCTCGCGGCATGATGAAAGAACGACCACAAGAACCGGACCGACACGAACGCCATGACAAGTAGGACCGCCGCGATTAACCACAGCCGCTTGTTCGTGAGGACGTTCTGCCGCTTATCCACAATGGCCTCTTTACCACCTGGGCCAGCGTAGCTCTTGTATAGAGGGAATACATCCCTGCTGTACTTGCGGACATAAGTTCCGACTCGGGTCTTGCTGTTTTGCTTCCAGCCCTCGTATTGCTCCACACGATAGCCGGAGGAAAGCCCTAAAGACTTGAGCTTATGCATCCGGAATGACAGCTCGACAACCTCCTTCAACTTACGATGCAGATCACCAATTCCTTGAATCATTAACACCACATCGCATGCGACGCCGGTTTGCGCGTGCGTGAAATGCCGATGCATCCGAAAAAAAGCCATGTGTTCGTCAGATATTTTCTTATCTGACGCCCAAAGCTTCCACGCTTCATCGACCACAAGCAGGTCGCCCGGCTCGACATAACCAGGCGCCACCGTCGCACCGTTCACTGACTCATGCTCAACCGGAAAGAAGGCGGGTCTTGTCATGTCGTCGGTGCGCACATGTACTACCGAGCCGAAACGCGACCGTTCGCCACGGCCTTTAGCTTCAAGATAGTCATGAATCTTCGATTCGTCGATACCGTCCACGTTGGTGACGACTCGCCGCCCGTTGGCAATCGCATCGAGCAGTGGACCCTGCACGACCTCATACGATTTGCCCGAGCCCATCACGCCACAGTACGCGTTGATTGCCATAGGTCACCCAATAATCGGCAGACGCCGGATGACAAAGCGCGTTACATACGCGGTGACGATCATTGGCGCGCCGATGCTAAATGCACAAAGGTCGAGGAAATACCATGTCCCCTCTCCTATGGACCCAAACACTTCCAGCGACGATGCCGACGGCAGTAGATGCGCGGACTGCAGAAGTCCGATTGACTCAGTGACGAAGAAATACAGCCCGAAATACAGCAAAAACTTAACGATTACCGATCGCAGCACGAACCCGAGCAGCACGTTGAACGCAGATACCAGAATTCCAAACACGTCAGCTCCTTATGCGGCGAGAACTATAAATAAAGCGGCCAGCGCAAACGCCGCTGTGAACACAGCTGTGATGGCTGTCCGGTTTTGCTCCGCTAGATCGCAGTGCGACGAAATCGTGTAAGTCTTGCCAAACATCTCGAACGAAGGCTGCGGACACACAGCTGAATGTGCCGGAAGAGCCCACGCCTTCAGATCGGGAAACAAGTTGAGAATGGGTGACAAAATCATATTGATGGTTGGCGTGCTTTCCAGCGACGGTGAAGGCGTCGATGGGTCACCCAAAACATTGACGTTCATCGTGCAGACGACGCCGTTGACTCCACACAGCTGACCTGTACTCGTTGAAGGGTCCGTTGCGGGTGTCGATGCAGGATTCGATGGATTAGCGGGATTCGTCGACGGAGTCGTGGTCGGTGTAGCCGTGGGACTTATCGGCACCGTTGATGTACCCGCGTTGGTGGCGGGCCGGAAAAAATCGTCCAAGTGCGGCGCAAGCGATGGATTTTCGTTGATCCACGGCTGAACATCCGTCGAAGTCACAGGCTGCGATGCTGAGTACGGTAGGCCCTGGTAGTCCGGCAACGCTGCTGCATGCTGCCAGGTTTGATTAACTAACGAGGCAAGCGTAAGCGGATCAACGAGGGCCGCCTTAGTCGCGTCGGTAAGCTGGGGATAAATTTGCGATAAGTCCGTGCCACTGATTGGCGCAACGCCGGGCCCAGCTAGCCACCACGTTGCCGGTTGCGAATTTTGCTGCATCACGGGGTTGCCAGAAGCATCGCGAACTTTGATGACGCGATCCTCGTACAAAGTCGACGAGGTGCTGTCGGCATTTGGCTTGAAATATACGCGCACCGACAGCGAGTCGTAGCCGCCGTTATCGTAACCACTTTGACCCACTACAGCGGACGCAGAGTTGTACTGTTGCTCGTAGGTGTCATACGCCTGAACATCGGCGAGCGACTTCAACACCACCGCTTCCACTATGTAATCGCGTGTGAAATTCTTCTGGCCGGATGGTAGGGCAGGGTACGCACTACAAGGGTCGCCGCTCATGCACTGCGGTGTGCGGTAGATAGCTGCTCCCTGATACATGACGCCGTGAGAGACAGGGTCCATCATGGCAGAGGGGGCTGGCGGCACAGGGGCCGGTACGGAACCCACGGGGTAGTCGTTCACCACCGAAATCGGCGCGGGCTGCGTGATGGTAATGATCTTCCCGTCAGAAGACCGCGCCAACGTAACAGACGTGTCAGCACCAGGAGGCAACGACGATGAACTGGCGTTCAGCACTAACGCAGTTCCAGCCGCCAAGATGCCCAACCCTGCCGCGATGGTCAGCCACACGGGAGCGCCGAGGAAGCCAAGAGCCAAGGCCGCGCCCGTAGACGCCGCATTCAAGGCCGTCGACGACTCTCCCATGGCTGTGAGCGTCGATGCGATCCGCGGGTCGTTGGCCGCGAACCCGCGCGAGATCGCGACGCGCGAAATAATCGCCGCTTCCGCGCGATTGACAACGAAGTTTTCCGCCGGCGCAAGTAGAGCTTGCGCATGTGCAACGTGAACTCCAACGACACAACTCAGCGAGAGAAACAGCACGAGATTCCTGATTCGCATCACGACTCCTTGAAACCGACAATTACCGCCCAGGCACTGATCATCCCGAAGACAAACATCACGAGATACCACGCACTATTCGTGTCCACAAAGGCTCCGTTACGAAAACGGGGGCCGAAGCCCCCGACCAATCTCCGTCGTCTTTTCCTGTGTTACGCGCCCCGCACCATTCCGATCAAAATCTTCGCCCCCTTGATGCCGACGTAGACAGTGATTAGCGTGGCCGCGACGGCGAGCACGCCAACTGTCACCGTCGAAAAGTCAATGCCGCTGGTGAGGGTCGAAAAGTCCGGTGCAGTTGTCGCTGCCCGGGCTTCGACCGCCGCAGCACTCGCCGCGATCATCGACAAACGCAACGAATGTTTCTTCAGTTCTTGCAGTTTTGCTTTCATGTTTGTAGTCCTAATAAAGCGGTCTCACCCGCAAACAAAAAACTAGGCGCGCCGTAGAAAATTAACTATCGCGCCTGCTCCGTGGCTCACCAGCCAAAGCGAAATGATGGTGGTGAAAGCCAGCCCCCAAAAGCCAGCCGCTGTCGCATAGTCGAACGGCTGAGCTATCGAGTCGATGTACCCGGCGCTGTTAGGCGCGAGTACGTAAGCCAGTTGCGATTGCAGATGAAAGTTCTGTCCTCCCAATACCGGACAAATTTGCTGATCAACGGCGCTGGTCTGATCGATGGATTCCACTGGTGCGCAAATAAGAACGCTCGCAACTACGCCGGCATTCATAGTTCGTCACGCGACTTTTGAGTCTTGCTTTGGATGCGGTCGGACGCTCCCGTGGGGTAGGAGAGAAATGATCCGCGGTACGAGCTTCCCAGCGTCAGGGCCGCCACCTTGCGCCAGCGCAAATTCTGCTAGATATTCACCCGGCTCGCGATCTGCCAAGGTTTCGGGAAGATTTATTACACCAACGACAACACTGGACACTCCGTCGCTAGCCTGCTCCAGAATGCATTGTGCTTCCCGAATGGTGTAGGGTCGCCCGCTTTTCTGAGCAATGCCCGAACGAATGTTGATAGCTACGATAGTCAGCTTCTGCTTAGAAGACATACACGCTCCGCAATGTAGAATTGCATAAAATTGTCTACAACTATTGGGAATAGTTTCAGTAAAAAAATTTACACCAGCGGTGTAAATTTACACTGTGTTTCGGACGATGGCAATTGCTTTTTGGAGAACGTATGACGATTACGGAAGAGCGCCGAGCTCAAAGCGAGAGACTACGAGACCTGGTGAGCCGAGTTTTTCCAACCACAGGGCGGTTCGCTGCTTTGGAGGCGGTCAGTGGAATCAAAGCTGCACGATGGAAGAACTTCTACTACCGGAAGCAAGAAGCCGCCGCCGACATGATTCAATTCTGGTGTGAGCAATACGGTCATGAAGCCGCCTTTTTGATTGATGGCGCAGATAAGAGATCCGTGGACTTCGCATTCGCTGCCCCCGTGCCCGTGAATTGGAAGGGACAGACGGTAGGCGATCGGCTCGTATGGGTAATTTCGGAATGGGCAAGCGGATCAGGTGCACAACTTTTTCGCTATTTGGAGCAACGGTCCCGAAAAACAATTCCTGCTGAGGCGTGGGCACCGGTTGTCATGCGCGTCCAGGAGCCAACGCTAGAAATGGTGCAGGTGGTCTGCGAACATAGACCTTACTTCACCGAATGGCTGGTAACAGGGCGTTTATCCGGCCAACCGGCGGTCGACCCGACATCCGAAGAATCCGTAAGAGAGTGGCAAGCTAGCCAACACGATCGTCTGTCTTCATTTCGCGGGCGTACCGGTCGCGAAGACGCGAAAGAGGAGCCAATCTAGGCCGATAGCCTAATGGCGTGTGCTAGTGTTATTCGAGCGATCGTAATAAATGGAGGTCAAAAATGCATTGCCCAGCGTGTGGCGCTCCAGGGCTTGTCCGTGACACGCGAGACGTGCCCGTGACGTACAAAGGCCAAACGATGACCATCTATGCGGCTTATGCTGACTATTGCGACGCGTGCGGGGAGTCAATACCTCGCGCCGAAGATGGCGAGAGAGTTTCTAAGCTAATGCTCGAATTCATAGCAAAAGTTAATATAGACGCTGAAGGAAACGATAAATAA